AGGAACTTTTATAATATTTTTATCATTATATATAACTTGTTATAAATTAGGACTTTATTTTTGTGCAATAAAAAAGGCGTTTTTCGCTAAAAAACACCTCTTTATTCTTTTTTCATTGAATTATACATATTTTCAGTTATATATCTTGGAATATGTAAACATCCCCAACCACCCATATCCAACAAAGGGTCGTAATTTAATTTCTTTTCATTCAGATTTTCTGCTTTTATCCCGACGATAGGTGCACATTCTTGTCCTATCAATTCTCTCCATCCTTGTGCTTCTTCAATGCTAAATGCCTTTCCTACTCTTTCGATGCAAAAACATCTAGACCTCTCTACGATTGTACCTGCATAAATAAAATGGAATAATTGATATTTATTTGCTTGCTCATTCGTAATTGCTCTGTCATTTTGTATATAAGTATCTCTAATTGTTGTATCTAAATATGCTTTAATTCTCGACCTCTTATTCTTATTTGTTTCTAGATAATCATTCAACTTTTCGCTTGTTGCTCCGAAATTTCTGCCATTCGCAATATCCATTTCAAGCATTGTTCTAATATCATTTGCAATCGCTGTATTCCTTACAATCCTACCTAAATATCCATTCTTCTTTAATCCTCCTTTATCATTAATCCCTAACCTGCGTTTTAGTACTGTTTCTCCTATTTCGCCATTATATTTTACTTTTGAAATATCCTTAAAATAAATCTTGTTTTCTTTCAAAGAACTGGATAAACTTTTCACAAAATCCTTAATCAAAGGCTCTATTTGCTTCTGGTACTCTTTTATAAAATTCGCCTGAATTACATTTAATTTATTAAGATTAATTATTGTTTGCTTAAAATTACCCTCTTTATTTACATCTAACTTTTGTATTTCTCCTTGGATAACATTCGTTAATTTCTTCTCAATCTTTTCTATTTTCTTTTCATATTTATCAAAGAATTTTTGAAATACATTCTTTTTCTTATCTTCGTACATATGCGATACATTTTTATATTTATATTATTATTTCTATCATCTTGCGACCCTGTTCGTAGGCATGCAAATCTTGTTGAACGTTACCCTTACGTTCACAAAAATGATACTGTAATAATCAAAGATACAATACAAATAATAAAAGAAAGCGTTTTAATCGACACTTTCACTGCAATTGAATTTGATACTTTTATTGTTGAAAAAGAAAAAGCAAAGGTTAAATTAGTAAGAGTAAATGATACAATATTTGTTGATGCAGAATGTTTAGAGGATACACTTTATATTGTGAGAAAAAGAACAATTGTTGAAAAGTATTCAGAACAACCAAAGAAAAGATATTGGTATTTATTATTAATTGTCGTTGCTTTAGTTATTTTTATCTGGATAAGAAAATAACCCTCCACCTTCACAAAGCGGTTTTACATTATGTTGTATACCCGCTACTTTATAGCGGGTATAAGTAAGTTATAGGGCATTTAAGACCCTGCTTCGTATTTAGCTTTTAAGCGTTGATATTCGGCTAAATCTCTTTCCTCATTTATTTCATCAATGCCTTTCACCAGTTCTAATTCTGATTCCTCATACCATGCACTTGAATTATCCTCGAATAAGTGCTTTAAAGAATAACTCTTGGTTTGTCGTTCTTCATCTCCGCCATATTTTTGAAAATAGGAATATTGTATTTCGTAAAGCCTTTCCTTGTCTTTTTCAAAACGAACATGTGAAAACCAACTTTCAGGTTTTGATATTTTTACAATCTCTCCAATATGAAATTTTTGCCCTTTAGGAGTTTCTTGTTTAGGCGGTATTTGGCTCATTAATTTAGCCATCATTGCATATTCTTCTCTATCCATTTTAATAATAATAAACGCCCTATAACATACGCTATACAAAAGCAGGGCGTACTGCTAAAGTGAGCGTTCGTGCATCTTTTATCATTTGTGGTAGGCTGAAAGGGAATGCATCTTAACCCCTGCCTTCGTATAGCGCCAGCCGTTAGCTGCAACCTTAGCGACACCCTACCATTCATAGATACCGCCTCGTTTGATAAACATTTCTCTGTTTAAGTTTATTTCTGACAAACAAATATCTATATCATTATCTTGTAATGGTTTCGAATAAGTATGTTTGCCTTTTGAATTTTCAAATAGCCTACCTTGTGGGTCAATTAAAAGATAACTGCCAGTCATAGTTTCATTATCCTCTACAACAATAGATTTTTGGTGTTTATGGTTATTTATGTAGCTTTCAAATTGTTCTTCGCTAACTTTAATTTCATCAAATTGTTTGTCATTTTGCCCTTCAACTCTTAATGCTTGAAATACTTTCCACCTATCAGGTTGTACATCGTCAATAAAATCATTCAAATCACCATACCAATTAAATGAATTTACAACAGTATTTATTTTTAATCTAAAACCTGCTTCTTTTATTTTCAAGCATAAGTCTAAATAATTAACTTTCTTTTTATTGGTTCTTCCAATTAAATTATTTGTAGTTTCATTTAAACTATCAACTGAAACACCAATCCAGTCAAGTTTACCTTTAAACTTTTCAAGTATTTCATCAGTTAATAACGAACCATTTGTTATTATTGAAGTAGTCAATCCAATAGTTTTTGAATAAACAATCACTTCATAAATCCACTTGTAAAGTAAAGGTTCGCCACCTGCAAATGTTATTTTCTGCAATCCTGCATCTTTCAATTTGTCAAGTATTTTAAAAGCATCATACTTTGATAATTGATTTGTCAATCTCATATCATCAAAGGTTGCATAACAAAATTTGCAACGCATATTACAAGGCTTTACGATGTGAAATGAAGCCGTTTCAAAAATGGGGGGTTTCTGTGATTCGTTGATAGTTTTGTGGTTATTTGAAATTTTATCCATAATTTGAAATTTAGTTAGTTAATTAATATTTCGGTTCGGCAACTTCGCCAATACCCATTCCGTTAGCTGCAAACCGTTGTGCGTAATGGCTACAATTCGTCTAATAAGAATATATTGCATAAATTATTTCTTCTATCCATTTTGGTTCTTTAACTATTTCATAGCCCATTTCAGATATTTCTTTATCTGTCAATATTTTTTCTTCTTTAAAAGAATTGTTTGTCGGTCTAAATTTTTCATTAAACCAAACTTTAAATTTCTTTTTAGCTTTCCATTCAGGCGCAAGTTCATTTAAAAATGGGCGAATATTCCAAGAACACCATTCGCATTGAATCCAACCATCTTTATAGAAGAAATCATAACCGGTTAAATCTTTTGTGTAAACCTGAAATGGTCTTCCAATCCCATTATATTCAACAAAGACAATATCTTCTTTTTCTATTTTATCTGTAATCATAATTTTCGTTATTTAAACCGCCACATACGCACAACAATGCGTATAAGTAATGGCGGGTTTTGTGTTAATATTTAAGTTCAATTCTATTTTTATATTTTTTTTATTGTGTTATTGGGTATATCTCAACCCAATTTCCTGTATAGGGGTTTTTAGCTTCTAATGCAGGTGAAGCCCCCTCCCAGAATTCTTCTTGCGTTAAGTGTCCGAAGATGTATCTTACCTCTATTCCAGAGGTATCTTTAGTGGTTTTAAACCACTCTTTAAATATTTTGTCGTTCATTCTCATAATTCTAATTTTAAATAATGTTCACATGATTTTGTTTCATCTTTATTTCCAAATCGCGTTACTGGAACTATGCCTTGTTCATTATTTTCATAATCAAGCTTTAATTGCATATATCGCTTGCAATAGGTTCTAAGACTACATCTATGATTCATGCATCTTGCAATGTCCTTGTTTAATAACTTCATAGTTTTTTTTTTAAAATTGATTAATTACCCAAATATAACAGGGCTGGTACGATTAAGAGATAAGAAATCTACACTGTTGGTTTTATGATATATATGATTTTATATCTTCTGCAGTTAAAGATTTATACTTATAACAATCCATACCTTTTTTTATTTTAGCTACTATTTCAGTAGCTTCTTTTATTTTGAATTTTGGGGCGTTTGCAGGGTATGGGAGACCCCAGCTTAAATGGTGTGCATGCATTTTAATAAAGCCAGAGACAATGGAATCAAACTTAGATGCTGCATCATTACTTCCGTTCCAAACGCTCCAAAAAGTTATATCCAAATGAGAGTGAGGACCCTCCCATTTTATTTTCCAGAAATCTCTCCTGTCTGTAGGCAGGAATTCTTTTTTTTGGGATAGAAAAATTTCCATAATCACCTCATTCATTTCCTCGTGGGAAAGTGCATGAGAGTGAACAAAAGGCATTCCGTGTTCGCCTGGTGAGCAAATTTCTAAAATGATTTGCCTTTCACGGAACGGTTGGGTAGAAAACTCCCAATCCTTGTTGTTATAGTACCCAATACTTTTCATGAAGGGTCTCACCCAGTACGCCCTATACAATGCCATAGTGCCGTGTTCTGCAAAATTTGTTTTGTAGATTTTTGTTTGAACAGGTATTTCTATGTTTTCGAAAGTTTTTGGGTCTCTCATACGCCTCCCAGAATAGTGGCTATACAGGGGGTATTTACTGCTATTAACGATTGCGACTTTCTTACAATTACTTATAATATAATTTGCATCATACTTTTTTGAATAAAAAACATTTTTTTCATCTAAATATTCTCCGGGTGATTCAAATATTATTTTCATAATTTCCATGATTTTTAATTTTTTAAGTTCTGTAACAATATCGTTACTAATACAAAGATACGACTTATTTTTGAATTTGCCAAATCTTTTTATAAAGATTTTTAGGGTTTTTAGTACGTTTTGAAAACACACCCTTTATCACCCTTTTTTGATAATTCAAGAATGAAACCAGCTTTTTTGATTGCCATTCTTGTTCTTAAACTGGAGTCGTTAATATAAAACGTTCTGCCATCTCCTAAATTTTCTACTTTGAATGTTATTCCGTTCGCTCTTAATATTGAAGCTACTTGGCTTGATGTTCTTTTACTAAAGTTGTTTTTATTATTTTTCATAATTTCTATTTTTTAAAAAAGTTATTTAATTGTGTGTCTTGTTGTTATTACAAATATACGACTTATTTTTCAATCTACCAAATTATTTTACAAATAAATTTAATTATGCTAAATAAAAAACCACACAAGCTGGCACCTGCATGGTTTTTACTTAAAAAATAAAAATTATGGACTAACGTCAATACAAAGGTAAGTAAACTTTTAATCAAAAACATTAATTTCATTAATAAATTTTCTAGCCTCCTGATGTACTATTTCTTTCTGCCTGCTATAATCTAAATAATAGAAATCCAAATAACTCTCCTCTATATTTACAAATATCTCATGGAAATGATTATGTAATGCTTTTGAAATTTCATCCGTTCCTGTAGCTATAATTAATCTTATTTCTTCATCTGTCTTTCCAAAGAACGGTTGGAATTTCATTTTAACTTCCATTTCTGTAAGCTTCTCCATATCTGTAGCATACTTCTGGATTATCCAATTTTTTTGCAATTCCGCAAGCAAGAACTGTGGTGCACCACTTTGTCGCATTTGCGTTAATTCTTCTAATATTTCTCCTTCTGTCTGTGGAAAAATTACCGCTGGAAATTCAAAATAAGATTTAGCACTATCATCATGAATAATTTCATCCATTATATGCATCCAAAGATTTGCGTACTTCTGCATAAACGGATATAAAGTATCCAATAAATCATCGCCCTCATATTTTATTTCAGTTGCCGTCTTACTTACTTCATTATTACTTCTTTTTAGAACTTGCGAAAATATTGCATTTCTGAAATTTCTATGTATTTTCTCTTGATAATCCTCTTGAAATTTAACTAAATCAACTGGTGGACTAAAATAATGAACAATGTCTTTTGGGTACAACTGTTGTTGCTTATCATCATCCTCCTTGATTATTAATAATTCTTGCGTGCTATCAACTGCATTAACATCAATCCCCGTTCCTTTACAAACGCTACAAATATCTCCATTAACCGTTTCCCCATTTATGCATCTACCCTCTCCCTCTGCTCCTGAACAAGCTCTTCCAATAATCGCCCTTTGTGGATAAACATGCTTCCGCATTGTTAAATCAAACTCACTACCTAACTGTATTTCTTTCTTCAAATAAGGCAATCCATAGTGGAAAATAGATAAATACGTTTCATTCTTTGTTGCTGGGTCTTGAATTACACCTGCGAACCTCGCTCCCTTTACTGCTCTATCGTTTGTAAAGAACTTATAATCATACATTTCATATATCGCTTTCCTTATAAGCTCTCCCTCTACTTCTCTTTCGCTCTCAACTTTCTTTAAACTATGTATTCCGCTATTATCATATAAATAATATGTATCTTCATTCTGGACTAAGAACCATTTCAAATATCCATTCTCTTTGTAATAATTTATTACATTCTTACTCTCATACACGAATGGAAATGCATGATCATTATTCCTTTCTATTGTGATAATTGAATTAGGGTCAAACCTTGCATAATAACTCCATTTTTCTTCTAAAAACTCATCAACTCCCTGCCCTTGCTCTCCTTGGTAGAACTTATCCGCCAACTCCCACGCTCTATTAACTACCCTTGTGTCGTCAGCGATAATTTTCCTTACAATTTTATCCGAACGCAAAGGTTTGTTGAAATCCCTATCCACTTCCGCAATTAACGATGGAATAACTGAAATATAAATATCCATTCTTTGCTTGTGCTGTTCTGCGCTTTCATTAGCTCTATATCTGCGACTGAACCTACCTAAATCTTTACACAAAAGCAAATCCTGATACTCTTGCGTTAATTTCAAAACATGTTGATAATTGCTATGTTGCTTTTGTTCAATTAATAAATCAATAGCATCTTCCTTTTTAAAAATCATAATTTGTGCTTAAAAATACTTGCAAATAAATAATCTACTGTATCGGATAAATGCCCATTTAATTCAACATTTTTCTCCTCATTATAAACGCCTTTCTCGACTAACTTCCCACTTGTACCCTCTTTAACTGTATTATAATCGTTAATCAATTTCTTGCATTTACTTGAAATAAAGATACGAACCTTTTGTTTTCTATCAACGAAATTACCACTTAAAATACTATTCATCAAGTCTCTTCTCTTTATGTTCGCTGGATTATACCGAATTGACCTATCTGAACTATTTCCAATATAATTAACTAATAATTCCCTAACTTCTTTAAATCTCGTATAACTCCCTTGACCCTCTACTCTCCTATTTCCCATTGCATCACCATAATAATAAACCGTACTGAAATCATCCTGCTTGTAATCTGAAATGAATTTATTAATAATATCTTTTGTTGTATTAAGCGGACTTTCCAAAGCATATTCTTGATAGCAATAAAAATCTAGATACTCACCATTATTGTGAATTTGCCATGCCGTTAAGCTCATGTAAGGTACTACGTTCCAATCTATTGAAATATGGTCAGCCAATCCTTCTACCCTTTTTATATCATCTTTAACATGAATAGTATTCGCAAACGCATGGTACCAAAGATTGTCACCTGTTGTTTGCTTCCATGTTCCATTCGCTAATCCCTCAAACTTCTTTATATCACCATTTGATGCCAACCATAAAACATCCTTATAATTTCTTGGTAAGAACGGATTATCAAAATAATTTACAAAATAATCAAATATATTATAATTATCCCTTACATTAATTTTTAATTCTTCTTCTCCATCATATAAATCTGGGTAAAAAGTGGAAATAATCCAATGCTTCTTATTTACTGCATATCTATTAAATGTTAGAATAATACATCTTGCACCATCAAATCCATGCCTCAATGTTGGCAATATTTCTGAAAAGGCTCTATGTGTAATCTGGTCAGCCTCGTCTATCCAAATATGGGTAGGGTCTTCAATCCCTTTCATTTTATCCTCCTTATCCGTTCCAAAGGGCGTAAAATACCCTCCTGTCTTTACATGCCGAATATCCATCGTGCCATTAGACGCTTCTGAATAATAAAACTCATCCTCAACTCCCATATATTTAATTGCATTCACTAAGGCTTTATGCGTTGTCTCTCTATTTGTTGTCCATTCTTTTCTACCATAAAAGCACTTAAAATAATTAGATTCCATGCACTCCTTAACAAGCTTCATCGCTGTTGTTCTACTCTTTGCACCTCCACGTCCTCCACTAACTAAATAAATTCCATCTTGCATTTTCGACGCATAAGGCAACAATTTATCTACCACTGGTAAGATTTTATGCTTACCAATACCATACTTTAATACCTCTTGTTCTTCTTCATTTAATTTTAAAAAATTACTTGCCTTTGCAAAATTAATCATTTAATTTTTTTAATATATCTTTCACTACCTTACTTGCATTAATTTCTAAATCCAAACCGCCTTTAACCTCTACTTCTTCTGGCTCATAATATCCTTGAAGTTTAGAAATTTCCCTTATTGCATTAATTCTTTCATTCGCTGTTGGTGCAATGATTTCATTACCTACTTTCCACGCTTCTCCTTTTCCTAACTTTGTCAAAGTCTCGAGGACTTCATTTTTAGACATTATTTCTAAATGCGCTCTTTCTTTCCCCAATTTTATCCTTTCTTTTAGTTCAGCTTGTCTTATTATTTTTTTTTCTTGTTCAAATTTCTCTTTAACCTCCTTCCAATATCTATCAAAAGTTCGTGTAGAGATTTGCCACTCATCGACGTATTTTGACATGCAATCTGAACGACTAACTCCCTTCTTATATTCAGAAAGGAGTATATCTATACATCTTGATTTATTCATTTTGTTTCTATTTTAATAAAAACTCTTGTTTTACTTTTTCATTTTTATAAACACCTTTCAATGCTGTTGTCTGTGTTTTCGCATCGGGCTTCTTTATCCCTCTCATACTCATGCACAAGTGATGCGCTTCTATTTGTACTCCTACTCCTAAGGGGTCTAATTCATCCATCAATCTTTGTGCTATTTGTTCTGTTATTCTTTCTTGATTTTGAAATCTCCTTGCATAGTAATCTACTGTTCTTGCTAATTTAGAAATCCCAATTATTCTATCTTTAGGAATATAGGAAACTTTTGCTGTTCCAAAAAATGGAGCTAAATGATGTTCGCATAATGAATAAAAATTTATATTGCTTTGTGTTATCATTTGGTCATTCCCCTCGTTTTGAAATGTAGTAAAATTGAAAGGCTCTGGATTAGTAAATTCCTTTAGAAATTTAATATACCTTTTGGGTGTATCTACTAATCCTTCACGGTTTGCGTCATCGAAATACTGTATAACTCTTCTCATGTGGCTTTCTATATCTTCCTTTTCATCATTTTTTTCCCACGGAAATATCAGCCACTTGCCTTGTAGTTCTTTAGCCTTATCAAAAATACCTATAAATTCCTTATTTGGATATTGTTTTAGATATCTTTCTTTTGTTTCTCCGCTGTCTATAAGGTCGTCAATTATAATGTCAGCCTCTTCTGGAGTATCAACTGGGTTTAGCATTGCTGAAATGTATTGCCCTCCTCTTGGTACTCCATAGTATTTTTTCGTTTTATCCAATTGATTTACTCTTTGGATAATTTCGCTCCATGATATATTTACTCTATTCATATTATACGCCTGTTTTTTTATTCCAGATTTCGACTTGCAATCTTCCTGTGTATTTTAAATAATTTTCTTTACAAATTTCTGCTACTATTTTTTTAGTTTCTTTTAATTCCTTTTGTGATTCTCCTGCGGGCATCAGCCATATTTTATCTCTATCGATATATTGTAAAAAGTCTCTTTCTATTTCTTTCCAATCAGATTTATTAGATATTACAAATTTAAAAATACTTCCTTGATGTTGATTTATTTCTTTCAACACTTCTGTGTTAATTCTTATTTCCTTAATATTTCCCGAATTCTCTAATTTAGGCGAGCAATTAAATTGATTAATTTTATGTTTTATTTTATTAGGTGAAATAGTTCCATTTGTTTCGCATTCTATATAAATATCTTTAGCTACGTTATTTTCCAACCATAGAAAGAAATCAATCAATGCGTCTTGTTGCATACATGGCTCTCCTCCTGTTATTATTAAATTTGCTCCATTTTTTAATGCTTCAATACATTCTTCATTTAAAATGTTATCTATACTTTTCGCTTTCCCTTTCATCCAAACTTCTATACTATCACATCTCCATGTAGCATTATTATGTAGTTTTTTATCAAATTGCGTTCCTTGTCCTCCGCATATTAAATTACATCCTGCGAGCCTTAAAAAAACTGCTGGATATCCAATTGTCTTTCCCTCACCTTGAATAGAATAAAAAGATTCAGCTACTGATAATTTTTTCATATTATTTTAATTCTACTGTTACACTGCATTTTCTGGTTTCCCACAATTTTAATTTCACTAATTTAGTTCCTGTTCCTTCTAACAATTTCGGAGCTATATTTTCAATAAAGTCTTGAGCTATATTTTCAGCAGTCGGATTATAGTCAACTATAACTAATGATTCTTCATCCATTTTTTTCATTTGCTCTAAAAAGGGATCTTCTTTCCAGATTAGAAATTTGTGGTCTAAATTCTGTTCGAGCCATTCACACAATTTTTCTTTAATTACTGAAAAGTCCATAACTCTACCTATGTCGTCTAAATCTCCAGCTACTGAAAATTCAAATCTATAATTATGTCCATGTAAGTATTTACATTTATTTTCATGTCCGACAACTCTATGTCCGCAACATATATCGTGATATCTCTCTGCTGTAATTAATCTTCCCATTTTTTTTAATTTAAGTAAAGTTAGATAAAAATCACATATCTTACAACCAGTCTTTCTCTTTTGCTTCGTAGTAACCTTTTGCTCTCAATATTGATGCTGGATTATCGAGACTTCCTAATCCCCATTCTTTTTTAGTCATATTTCCATTATAATCAGTCAAAGTATCATTGATGATAACATCGAGGCATTCTAAATCTTTTGCCATTTTCCAAGTTTCTGCTTTTGTCAAATACATTAACGGCGTATGAATGCGAACGTCTCCAATCCCCATTCCAAGCGAGAGCATTAATACTGTTGCATCGATGGTGTTTCTACGACAATCAGGATATCCCGAATAATCTGTTTGAGAAACGCCTGTAACCAAATCATTTGCTCCGATACTTGCTCCGAATGAACTCGCAATCGTAAGAAATAATATATTTCGACCTGCTGTGAATGATGCAGGTAATGATTTATTAATTTTACTTTCTTCGTTATGGTCAGTTTTTTCAGTCAGACTGGAGGGTGCTAATAAATCTTTGAGTTCAAAAATCTTATAAGGCACTCCAGCATCATCTGCTATTTTTTGAGCCTGTTCCAATTCTTTTTTATGCATTTGCCCGTAATCAAATCCGATAGCATAAACCTCGTCAAATTTTGCTTTAGCCCAATACAGACAAGTTGTTGAATCTTGACCTCCTGATAATAAAACTACTGCTTTCATATTTTTGATTTTAAATTAAAGGTTCCTTTCGGCATAATGAGAAAATTTTAACCATTCAGTAAAATTATGTACTGCAGCTGGGCGACCTTTTAATCTCATATTTTTAGGTTTAATTTTATCCAACTCTGTGCCATTAAATTGATATAAAAATCCTCCTCGATTACCATATAGCCATGCCGTTGAATCTACTGAATAGAATCGGTATTTTTTCAATCCTTTCATATTTGTAAATCCCAATCCATGCACTTTACATCTATGTTGATTTGCTATCTTTATAAGAGTACCAAAAATAGGATAGTGTTTCGGTTTAATTTCTTTCGTAACTATGCCCCCAATAGAAACGTAGTCATATTCTTGAACCATTTTTTTCCAGTAATCCATACCTCTGGACTTATGCCAAACGGGGATGCATTTTTTTCCTGTGAGTTTTTCGAGTAGATGACGTAGTCGCTCGACCTCTTTTAATCCAACGATAGGGTCAATGTCTAGTTCAAAAAATAACTCTACTTCATGCTTATTTATAAACTCTGCATATTCTCTAACATATTGCTCCCAATTAATTTTGCCTCCTGAATTTAGAAAAGTGAATGCTCCAGAATCGAGTAGAAAATCTTTCATAAAGGGTCTCATCTCTATTATCCATTTCGAATTATTGCGAATATAATAATAACTCTCTAAGATATAAGGTTTATATTTCTTAATTGCTTCATTATATATACCTGCCTCCCTCCAAGGTGCATTACCAGCCAAGTAAATTTTCATTGCTTCTTTAATACAGTTTTTTCGTGATTAAGTTCCTGCTAAATATATCTTCATTATTCATTATCCAGATGTTATCACATTAGTTTTATAAATTATTTTCTGCCCATTTCTGAAATTTAATCCATTGTTGAAAATTAAATAAATTTATTTTTTTTTGATTTTGCTCTTAAATTTTTATTTGGATTATATCTTTTAGTTAAAAATCCATCTTTATCAAACAAACAAACATCTCCGAATTTTGCTCCAACTAACCATGTTGTACTATCAATTGAATAAAATGGAAATTTTCCAGTTTTTAGTAATGAGCCTTGCGTAAATCCTAATCCATGTACTTTACAGTTATTTTTTTTTAGCAATTTCTAACAATTTAGGGATATATTTATATTCAGATTTTTTTATATCTCTTATAGCAAATCCTCCGATTGCTATATAACTATACTCTTCAGTTAGTTTATAAAAATATTCCAATCCTAAATGCTTATGCCAAACGGGGATGCTCGGTTTTCCAGTTCTTTGTTCTATCATATCCCTTAGTTGTTCTGTTTTTTCTAATCCGATTATTTGATATAAATCTAATTCAAAGAATAACTGCTGATTCGTTTTATTTATAAAATTACTATATTTTTTGGTATAATCAACAAAATCAATATTTGTTTTTTTTCCTTTAAGGATTGAAAATGCTCCTGAATCTAAAATATGTTTTTCTTGATAAACATAATCACCAAACACTCCATTTCTATGCTCAAAGAATGAAGATAAGATATAAATATCTTCTGTAGGTTTTTTCCAGTCTTTTTCGATAGATTTAAATCCAGCTAAATAAACAATCATAATTTCAATAAATTCCAAACAATTTGCTCCCTACTTCCTTCTAATGCGTCAAAGGCATCGCAAACCTTTTCATAATCCTCTTGAGTATATTCAAGGATAATTTTATTTTTCTTATTGTCATCATCAGATTCAAACTCCTCAAAAAACTCATCAAGGTCAATGTCTTCCGAATCAAAAACCTCTATCCCTACCTCTTCTAGATTGATTCCCGCTTCCTCTATCTTTACGGTATCTAAATTAATATTCTTTAACGCTACTGTATTAGCAAATATTGATGCTTTTACCCTTTTTTCTCCATCCAAATCGGTCTCAATAACTGGATATTCATTTTCTTCTAATTTAATAAACTTAGGTTTATATCCTAATTTATCAAATGTTTCTTTCCTTGCATTTCCTGTTATTATTTCTCCATTCTTATCTGTTGCAATACTTTCTATTGCTCCAACTTCTTTAATTGACTTTTCCAATAGCTCCATACCTTCTGCTGTATGCCTATTGAAATTATTACTATCAAATTTTATTCTTTTACTCATAATGCAAATATAATAAATTTAATCTAATAAACTTCTGTTAAATTCTTTCCCGGTCAGCTCCTCATATTTTGTCCTATACTTTGTGAACTCCGCTCCTAATTGCTCCACCTTTCTCATCGCATGACCATACCTTTGAGTTCCCCATCCTAATTTCCTAACATCTGGTATACCTATCAAATCCTGCTCTTTATTTATTTTTCTTAATTTCCTTAAAATCTGCTCTTCATTCATTTTTTGTATATATTTTAGTTACTTAATGGAAATGTTAATTTATCATGGCTTTCGTAATTCTCAATCTGAAAAGAATTTACATCTAAATTATCTAATATCTCATCAAGGCTCATGCTTTTATAATCTAATTCTGGTAAAACTAACTTTGGTAATTTATATTTATTCCTCCTTTCAATTTGTTTAATTATCTGCTTTACTTGATTCTTATAAATATGCGCATCTGTAATATTTATCTTTAAGAACTTAGGTCTATGCCTTGTCATCTTAGCTACAATTGTTAATAATGCTCCATAACTTGCAATATTAAAAGGCACTCCTAATGGTACATCTCCTGAACGCATATTAACCTCAATAGACAAATTGCCTCTTTCATCCGAATAAAACACAAATGAATAATGGCAGGGTGGTAATATCATATCATCGAAATCTTCAAAATTCCATGCTGATACTACATGCCTTCTGCTAGACGGATTTATTCTAATATGCTCTATTACAGAATTTAATTGGTCTTTCCCTTTCCTCCATTGATATCCATAAATCTTTCCTAAATCTCCATTAATCCTATTGCTTTTATGCCAATCTCCATCCCAAATATGACAACCCATTTCATGCAGTTTTTTTATATTTGTCTGTCCTCTCATGAACCAAAGTAATTCAGCAAAAATAGATTTGTAAGCCATTCTCTTAGTTGTCAACAAAGGAAAGCCCTCACTCATATCATGCATAATTGACTGACCGAACAAACTCATTGTTCCAGTTCCCGTCCTATCTCTTTTGCTTACTCCATTTTTTAAAATATTCCTAACTAATATCTTATAATTATAATCTAATAAATTCATTTTGTCTAATTTCTTGGATTTTGTTTCTTAAATATTTAATCCTTGTTTTTAATAAATCTCTATCTAAAGGTAATATTAACTTCCCTTTTCCTGCTATTCTTTCAAAATCTTCTACAAGGTACTCATAAGTTTCCAATTTAATAAATTTCTTGTATAGCATGAACTCTATTAAAGGACAAAGACCTGCACCTTTAACTTTCAGACCATTAACTCTAGTATGGTAAGCATAATAATCTTCGTTGTATTTATTTTCAACTATTTCCGCATCTCTTAATGCTCTTATAATTAAATTAATATCTCTAATCATTTAAACTGGTTTAATAATTTCACTTAAATAATCTTCTAACTTCTCTAGCATATCCAACTCCGCAAGCTGGTTAATTATCATTAAGCTGTTGGATAAAGATTGTATGCGCTCCTCTGTTAATCCTTTTAAAATATCTTCCCTAGCTTCCGCATCCTTTGCTGAATTTAATAAATCTATACGAACCTCTTTAACAATACGCTTTATCCTGTCTTGCTTCTTTCTGTTTATTATACCATTCTTCACGATGCTTTCTTGACTTGCTAAAAAATCGGCATGATACTCCGCAATGTGCAACGATAATAATAAAGTGTAAATACTGTGTTGTAAAAATAATTTATCTTTCATAATTTTTTAATACTTAAAATTTGTCCAATGTATTATTTTGCCTTTAAAATCTTTATTAAAATACCCAAAGAACTCCTCAACTGTTTTAAATCCATCATTTTGAGCAAGCTTGTGTAATATGCTATAATCCTCTTTATTAGATATATATAAAGCTTTATTATCTATAATAACAACTGGATAATCACTGTATTTTATTTCAATCTTTTGAACTCCAGTGCAAATAACAACTGGAGCAAACTGAAATCTATCTTTAGTCCTATTATTAATTACAAAATGTATCATGTTGCCCTCTTTCCACCTGTTCGCCTTGTCTTCTCTTATTGTGTGTATCTTAGGAGGTAATCCTACCCCAAAATCCCATACATCTCCAAACTTATTATCATATAAATAAAGGTACTTTTGATAAGAATAGAAAGGTGAAATATCGTTATCGACAAGGCTCTTCCATATTTTATTTATAAAATAAGTTTTGTTCCCATTTAATTCTTGTGAGAATGCTAGTGTCATAATTTTTATTTTTTTAGTATATGTAAATTAAAAAATCTATAAAATCATCTAATTCCTCCACCTCATGTTCTTCGCCATTTATATATAAAATCTTATCCACATCATCATATAACCACCAATATATAAGCTCTCTTATTCCCGGAATTTCATCCTTGTTTATAATATAACTTATAAGCCTTATTACGTCATCCGTACTATCATATTCATAATGTAGCTCAACTCCTAATTTATTTATCTCCTCTAATCTTTTTGAATTCTCCTGAATTCTTTCAATAGCTTTTTTAATTATTATTTTCTTCTCTTTCATAATTTTTATTTTTTTGTAAAAATAGGTTTTTAAAATTTAATAGCCAAAATTTTCTATCCTTTCTTTTATTCTAATTATCCATTCTTTATGCAAATCTAAAGTCTCCCTATCATTACTTAATTTATGCATATTTATATCAATAAAATCAAAGTGATACTTTAATTGCCTATCTACCTTTGTCATTAATATTTTTCCTGTGTTCAATCTATTTGGAATATTTGCATTAATATACCATTCTTTTAATTCGCTATATAACATATTTATCTTTATTTACATAACATTCAAATCCTAATTTAGTTAATCTTTTTAACCAAACTTTTTGAAGCGGTGATAATCTATCCCATTTTTCTTTGGATTCAACAAATACAACGTGGTTCGGTTTAAGGCAAATAAGGTCGGGAAGTCCTATTGGTGAGATTACTATAAGATTAATAACGAAATAATTTTTAGACTTCCAATATTTTATTAATTTACTTTGCATATTTTTTAAACTCTTTTGTATTAAAGTCTTTCTTTTGTGATACCGTATTATAAACATCCTCCATTATACCACCCTCTTCAAATATGAAATATATTTCCATTGATTCTCTACCTCTAACTGTTAGTCTATCTATACTTTGTGTAAAATCTTTTCCCGAAAAACCAAAATTTAAAAACACTAAATAATCTGCCTTACCTAAATTTACTCCTTCTGTTGTTCTTTGCTGTAATGCAATATTCTTATCTGTATTATTAAACTCTTCTAAATCCTCTGTTATTTTATCTCCAAACACTTCTTTTAACATCTCCAATTCTTTTCTAAAATAATACATTATAGCAATTTTGCTTCCTTGAAATCTATCTTTAATTAATCTTGCCTTGTAGTCTGATAATATAATTGCTTTTGTCTCTCCAAAATCATCTTCAACCATCACTGTTCCGTTATAAATCTGATGCAACTTCCCTAATAATTTTGCTGGAGTTTCACCCATTATATAAAATTCTTTCCCTACAACTGTCTTATGCCTCTTTAAATCATTAGCTATTCTTTCAATTAATCTCGGCATTGGCGTTCTTAATTTTGTAACTTTAATATCTCCAAACATTTCCTCATTCTTTTTAAGAGTAATAATATATTTAGATAAAGCTTTATTAATTAATTCTTCCCTTGCTTCACTATAATCATTTATAGTATGCGTTCCAATCCTCTTCTGTTTCTTATTTACATAAACATCCGCAAATCTATAAAAGTTCTTAAATTCAGAAAACGGTGATTTTAAACTTACATAAAATTGATGAAAATATTGTGAAAGGCTTTCAATCGCTGGCGTTCCTGACATTAATAAACAAGGTAAATCTTTATATTTACTTCTTAAATACTTTGCAGTCTTATTAGGTTTAGGATATGAACCTAAAACATGCGCTTCATCATAAATTATAAAATCTGGATTAAATTCCACTTTATGAACACTTTCATAATTTATCACTTCTAAATTATATTCAAATCCTGTTGCTTCAAAATCTTTCTGGATTGAACTTATTGACTTCTTCCTTGTTAGAAATAATACATTCTTAAATCCTAATTCATTGACTGTAAACAACACCGTAAATGTCTTTCCACTTCTCGGCTCTCCAAATAAATAACAAATTCCATACTCTTTTATTACTTTCTTTACCTCTTCTTTTGCCTTAATTTGTGAGTTATCTAAAATAATATTCATGCACTAATTCTTTTTTCATTTTTTTTGTTTATTTGTTTCGGATATACTATTGTTATGTGCCATTTTAAACAACGACATTTCCACAATTAGGACAGAATTTACTTTTATGTGTTTTATCGGCATCAAACTCGGTGTTACAAGATGTTTTATAAACATAATCATTGCAACCATACATCCCTACATCAGCATGTCGCCACTCACATTCGGTTTTAATACCAAGTTTAGCAATTAATCGTGAATTAAATTCTACATAAAATTCTTCATTGTTAGGTATTCCACCTATACCAATCATACCTTCTGCAATGTCTTTTACTGTTTCAATTTGATTTTCCATTTTTATTGTTGTTTTTTTAAGTGATTTATCAATTCGTTCATTTCCTCTGTGCTTATTTCCTGTCTGATAATTTTAGTCATTGGTTCTAAAAGAAAACCGCTTAGCCAGACCGTTAAATGTAACGTTAAGTTAAGTTGCATTTTATCAACTATCTTTTTATCGTTTTTGTCATAAACAGGATAGATAGCAACTTGACTTATTTCTGTTTTTGTTTTAAACTCCACATCAGAGGGTGGCTTAAAAATTCCTATTGTTTTCATGACTTCAATTTAAAAAGGTGGCTATACACCTAAAAAAATCCTTGATTAGTTCGTCAACTAATCTCACGTGTAGTCATTCACGTTTACCATTTGCAATGTAAAAACATTGGGCGGATAATATTATTGTTATACGATATGCAAACAGAAAGAACGGCAATACTTTTCCCGTTATCTGCCATTAAATTGACAGACGTACCCATTTCCACAAATCATTTGATTTTCAAAAACGAAATACCAACTCAAATCCCAATCTTGACGAACGTCAATTTGAATGAAGTCCTCACTTCCATCTTCATAAGTCACTTTAACTTCTTCATCAATGTCGTATAATCTTTGTTTTTTAGTTAAAAAATCATCCATTGCCTCTCTTAGCGTTTTTTTTATGGAAGTAAATTCCTGTAAAAACTCATTATTTCGTTTTTTTTGATATAGAAATTGAAATTTAACGGCAGATAACTTCGGTTTGCCGTCAGCGGGCGAAATCTCCGATTTCACACCGCTTCCTTGTTTTAAATTTTTGTTCATATATTTTAGTTTTAGTTTTTAAATCCCGCCGAACGGCAAGCCATGGCTCGTTATTCGACATCATCGCTTGACACAATTTCAACTTTATACCCTAAATGCTCCAAAACTTGCCTAAGTATTGTTTCTGTATCTTGGTTATGGAAAGGTAATTCTACTCCGTTTATAGTTGTAATTATTCCATAATTATAACAAGAACCATCTCCACAAGAAAAACGATATTCTTGTAGTTCTATTTTCAAAACACAACCGCTAACAAGTGGTTGTTGCAATGCTGCATACTTTTCCATTAAAGAGTATATCATCTCTTTTTGTACATCGCTCAAATTCCATAATTCCCGCATATTCGGTTTTTTTTCTTCAAAATAATCTTTTGCTTTCATTCTAATTTAGTTTATCGTTAATAAATCGCCCTACGCTTATGCTTTGTCGTTAGCAACCATGCTTAAAATCAGCAAGCATAAAATCAAATCTACAATCTTCAAAGCCTTTATAAGTATTTAAGTGGTCGCAGAATTTAAGCAGTTGATTTTTTGAATATTCTTCCATTGCTTTCAACACTGCATCGTGTAACGGAGAGCCTTCATTTATATTAAGCGTTCTCCTTGTCGCTTCTTTCAATATTTCTTCCTTTGTTTTCATAATTTATTTAATTTAAAAAATAAGGCAGGTATTAAGTTTATAATGTGGTCTCCTGCTAGCAAGGAATTTACCGTGTCCACTTTGCCACCTCTTTCGAGTGCCTTATTTTTCTTAATCAAATTCGCCTTTCTCAATAATCTTTATCGTAATGCATAATATTGATAACACTGCAATCAATACTATTAATAATCCTACTAACATATTTAATAATCTCTTATTAGAATTTTAATTGCTTTCTCATAACAAATA